ATTATTGACTATATCAATAGATTTTATCTTATGGATATGGACGCACGGATGCAGTTGTTTGATTTTAAGACTAAATATCAATTTCAAACTGAGCCCGGAGTCGATCAATATAATATGCCCTTGTATAATTTCCAGTCGCAGACTGATGGCAGTCCGACGGCTCAAAATATTGGTTTTTATCCTGTATATCAAGGTTTTATTGGGCCGGCTTTCATTAATGGTGTCCAGGTATCTTTTCAGACTGAGCGGAATTTGTTCTTTAGAAATTTTCCTAATGTAGTTCAACAGTCAAATGTTGTTGGAACTGGTAATGGAACTGCTGGGCCTTATACATTGCAATTCACTGTTGCTCCTGGTCTTAATTCTGTTCCATTGAATCCACCCGTTAATTATTTGCTTCGAGGTCATGTTGATATTACAGGGATTATTGCTACAGGTTCTAATATTGATCCTTTTTTTGGAACTACTTTAAGCAATGATGGTGCATTGTCGCCTACAGTAAATATTCCTTCAACAAGCATTTATCCTGCTGTTTATTTCACTTCAATAGATGCTAATGGAAACAGTATTGTTGTTCAGGATTCAGGGCAATTCTTACAAACAACAGGGCCTACGGTAAATCATGCTAATTATGGCTTATTGATGGAGCCGGGCCCCGCGCCTTTTGGATATAGTGTGTTATCAGGTGGTTATAGTCTTACATCGAATACTATTAATTATTTGACTGGTGTTGCCAATGTAACATTTCCGGCAATTATACCTTCAGGTGCTCAAATCAATGGCCAATGTTTCTTCTTCCAAAGCGGATTACCTAGAGCAGTTTTGTTTAATAATAACGTTATTACACTTAGAAGCCCTCCTGATAGGCAATATTTGGTCGAACTGGATGCCTATTTATCTCCATCGGCTTTTTTCAATACTGAAGGCTCCATTCCATTTGGTTATATGGCTGAATACATAGCGCGTGGGGCAGCAAGGAAAATTCTTTCTGATACTGGCGATGTAGAGCAGTTCATGTTTTATGAGCCATTATTTAGGGAGCAGGAAAATTTAGTTTGGAAGCGTAGCCAGCGTCAATTTACTGCTACTCGTACGCAGACAATATATAGCCAAGGCGGCGGCCAAGGCAATCTTGGTTACAACAGTTTTTCAGGAGTAAATAGTTCATGAGTTTAGCATTAACATATACAAAAGATATTCCAGATCCCCCAAGCAGTCCTTCGGTAGATGTGCCCAATATGAAGGTTAATACCAATTCTATAAACACTATTTGGACTAGAGATCACTTTACTTTTGAGAGTGATAATGCTGGATTGCATAATAGGGTACAACTTGTTGAAATTAATACTGCGATTCCAGTCGGTTTGAGAAATATAGGATCTGGGACTTTGTTTACTAAAATTAGTCCTAGTCCTTTGGAAGGAAATTTATTTTTTTACAGGATTGGTGCAGGTGCAGCTATTCAAATGACAGGGCCTAGTTCTCCTATAATTGCTCAGAATGGCTCAAGTTTTCTTCCTGGCGGGATAATGTTTCAATGGGGAGCTGTTTCTCCTATTGTTGTTGGTGATAATCCAATCTCTTTTAATACAGTTTTTCCAAATGCTATTTATAATATTCAAATAACAGTAGTCAATCAATTTGCTGATTCTATAGTAACAGTAAAACCTTTAGGTGTTACCACATCTGGATTTATAGCGGTAAAATCTATTGGAGGAACAGGAACAGGCATCTTCTGGACTGCGATAGGTTCATAATATGGGAGAAAAAATCGTTGTAGGCCCAATAAATAAAGGTATTCGTAGCGACAGGCTCCCGTTTGTCATTGATAACGATTCTTTTCCTACTCTTATCAATGCTTATCAATGGCGCGGAAGGGTTAAGCGGAAGCGTGGCACTAAATTACTCAATAGACTTACAAGATTTTTTAATTCTCTGCCAGCTTATGGCTCTATTGCTTCAATAAATCTCGTAGGTGGTTTTGCTAATTTATTTACAGGATTTGGCTTGCAATCTACAGGGACTTTAATTCCTGGAAGTGTTTTTATTTTTGACAATAATACAGCAGAATTATTCACAGATGATGGGCTGGGTAATTTAAATGGAAGTGTAGGAGGAATAGGATTTGTAAACTATGCTAATGGGGATATTCTAATTAATGGTGGTGGTGGCGATTTAATAACCATAACCATTACATATTATCCTGGATTACCAGTAATGGGATTGGAGGATTTGATATTGCAAGTCAATCAATTTCCGGGGACATTGGCATTTGATACAACATATTCATATAATATTACAACTTTTGCTAATGCTTTAGATCTTTATGACATATACGATGTCAGTTTTTACAAAAATCCTGTAACCGGTTCCTATCCTGGATATATTGAAAAAGTTTCTGTTACACCGACTACATGGAATGGCCGAGATTATCAGCAATTCTGGACTGTCAATTATGAAGGTGCTTTATGGGCTACTAATGGGATAACGCAGCCATTTACTATAACAAATATTGGAATGCAGTATAAACCTATAGTAACTATAACGGTAACAGCTGGGGGGCCTCCTGCGATAGCTACATTACAAATAAATGGTCATGGTTTAGTTGTAGGCGATTTTTTATTTATTAATGAAGTAGTCACAACTACTGGAATAAATTTTCAAACAGGTTATGTAATAGCTGTTATTGATGCAAATAACGTTTCGGTTGAATTTCCTAATGCTACGATCGCGACTAATGGAACGGGAGGAATTGCTCAATATTTAACTAATCGTTCTGATGTCACTATAGATAGTTTACGATGGTATGATGGTGACCCAACTGATGGAGTGCCTGCAACCCTGGCTTTGACAGGTCATAAAGGTTGGGTTAACTTTGCACCCCCATTGTCACAGAATCCTTATTCAATAGCCGATCTGCCAGAAGCTATTTATTATCTTGTTGGCGCAAAAATGATTATTCCTTTCAAGGATAGATTGCTTTTTTTAGGCCCAGTTATTCAGACTTCGACCGCTGGAAGCCAAATTTATTTACAAGATACTATTATATATAGTCAAAATGGAACACCATTTTATACAGCTTCATTTACTGGGCCACCTGATTCAGCGGCTACAATATTTAACCCTATCTTAACTCCGACAATAATTACTACGCCAGCAACGCTTCAAGGAGCATCACCAAATGCCTATTGGGAAGATGTTACAGGATTTGGAGGATTTATTAAGGCGGGTGTTGATCAACCTATAAATACGGCTTCATTGAATGAAGATGCGTTGATTGTTGGATTCAGTACTTTGCAAACTAGGTTGATTTATAGCGGTAGTGATATATCACCATTCAACTTTTTTTCCATTAACTCAGAATTAGGATCGGGAAGCACCTTCTCGATTATAAATATGGATAGGGGTGTAATTACTAGAGGTAGCCGAGGAATTATCATTACAGGTCAGACAGATAGCCAAAGAATTGATTTAGATATTCCTGATGAAGCATTTCAGATAAGCTTAAGAAATAATGGATCTGAGCGATTTACGGCTATCCGCGATTTTATCAATGAGTGGATTTACTTCACATATCCGGGTAATTACACAACATATAAATTTCCTAATCAGTCGCTATTTTATAATTACAGGGATCAATCATGGGGTATATTTAGAGAAACCTACACAACATATGGTATCTTTAGGCGTCAAAGTGGGTTAACCTGGATATCAATAACTAATGCGTGGAGTAAGTGGACTGATCCGTGGAATGCCGGAGAGAATACTTTGCTTCAGCCAGATATCATTGGGGGAAATCAGCAAGGATTTGTCTTATTTAAGGATGAAGATATTGAAGAAGATCCTTCATTATATATTCAAGCAATATCTGGAAGTACTATTACATCTCCTAATCACACGTTGAATAATGAGGATTATATCATTATTACAGGTGTAATAGGAAGTTATTCTGCACAAGTTAATGGCAAGACATTCCAAGTAGCTTCAGCAACCAATAATACTTTTGATTTGCTTCCTCCTCTAACTTTGCCAGGTGTTTATGTTGGAGGTGGAGTAATAACTAGATTATATATTCCTCAAATACAAACTAAGCAATTCCCTGTTTCATGGGAAATGTCACGTAAAACGCGATTAGGTCCTCAGCAATATTTGTTGACCAGGACGCAGAATTCGCAGATCACATTGCAGATTTTCTTAAGCCAGAACGCCGCAAGTGAATATAATTTTGGGCCTATTGTGCCGGCAGTCAATGTAGTTAATAATTCACTAATTTATAGTAATGTACTTTTTACATGCCCTGAGAGTACTAATTTAGGCCTTACTCCTGCAAATACTAATTTAAATATGGTTACAGCAGGCCAGCAGGGGCAGATATGGCATAGAATGAATACATCACTATTAGGTGATACGGTACAGATTGGTTTTACAATGTCAGATGATCAAATGAGGGCTTTAGTAGATGCGGGCGAGCCTAAGCTAATTACTGGTATTACTCTTGGGGCAACAACGATAATTACTGTAGATAATGGGTTTTCAGTTGATGAATTGGTGCGTATTAATGGCGTTGAAGGAACTGAAGAGCTTAATTATGATACCAATGGCGCAAATGTTTATCTGATTATAGCAAGTACACCTACGGACATAACTATTGATGTAGATTCAACGGCATTTACTGCTTATGTTTCTGATGGAACTGTCACTGTCGTTGATGCTAATAATCAATTTGCTGAGATAGAGCTTCATGGCATGATCCTGGACGTAACACCGAGCATGTGTTTAGCATGAATAATGTTGTTAATACAATGCCTTATATCCGGTCGACCCGCGATTTTCCTATTGAGGTGGAGGAGCTTTCTTCAGAGATTAATAGAGCTTACCTTGACATAGCGCAGAAGTTAAATGATAGGACTATTGGATTATTCCCTACTACGCGTAGCGCAATTAATGGCGAGGCGTGGTATGTAGAAAAGAATCAGAAGCAGCAGGCATTTAGGCAAGTTTATCCTTTTACGGCAGCCGGTAATATCCCTCATAATATAGATTTTGCGCGCACTGTAGAAAGATTCACTAAGTGCCAGGGTTCCTATAGTGATGGGACTAATTTCTATGGTGTAATATATGCAAGTAGTGTGCCAATAGCTGGTCAAATTTCTTTTTACATTACGCCTACCAATATAGTAGTATTGGATGGGGGAGCGCCATTGCCGATCACTAAAGGAATAATTGTGCTCGAATGGCTCTCTAGAACGTCTACAAATAGGTAATATATGTCATCATTAAGCGGCAACATGGGATTCGGTGGACAGCGTGGACCTACTGGACAAGTTGGTAATAGTAAAACTCCATCGGGTTACCGTTCGGGTCAAATGGCTCAATTTACTCCTGAACAGATGCAATTATTCCAGCAATCATTTGGTCAAGTATCGCCTGAGAGTTATACGTCACGATTGGCTGGTGGTGATCAATCACTATTTGAAGAAATGGAAGCTCCGGCATTAAAGCAATTTTCTGGTCTCCAAGGTAATATTGCATCTCGTTTTAGTCAAGGCGGTGGTGGTCCAGGAGCAATGAGTAGTAGACGTAGTAGTGGTTTTCAGAATCAAATGAGTTCTTCTGCTCAGGATTTCGCTAGTCAATTGCAGTCACAGCGTCAAGGTCTACAAAGACAAGCTATTCAAGATTTGCGCGGTATGACTAATGATCTCCTTGGTCAAAGGCCATATCAGCAATGGATGACGCAGAAGAGACAGAAAGAACAAGGTGGGTGGGGTGGTTTGGCAGGTGCGGGCGTTGGTGCAGTAGGTGGATTCTTTGCATGTTGCCCTGCTGGCACATTGACTAGAGGAAAGCTAGGCTATGATATTGGATCTCAATTTTAATTTAATATAGGTTATCTCATGGGATTTCAAATTCTACCTCAAGCGCAGCCAAAACAAGCTTCATTAGGAAAGAGATTTAGCAATGCTGTAGGAACTGGCCTAGAGACTGGCGGCAGAATGCTTCAAGAGCAACGACAGAAAGAAGCTATTGGAAAAGCCTTGGGTGCTGATGCGCAAAATTTACCCCCTGAAATGCAAAAACTTGCTTACCAGGCTAAATTATCTGGTGAAAATGAACGCGCTAAGCGTGTTTTAGAATTACAGGGAAATCAACAACAAATTAATGCTATTGAAGATGAACGAGGCCTTGAACGCGGTACGTTAAAACAATTTGTCAATGATCCTGCAATGGCTGAGAGAATAAGTAAACCTAAAGCAGATAAGGCCCCCCCTGGTGGACTTGGTGGAATTCCAATTCCTAAAGAAAAAGCTAATGCTATTTCAAAAATTGTTAAAGAAAATCCTAACGCTACTGCAGAAGAACTAGAATTACTTTTTAATGAAGCAGAAATCGAACCTGGATATACTTCTAAATTATTGGAAAGCCGAAGACAAACAGAGCAAAGAAGTTCTGCAAGTAAAGATGCAAAAGAAGCTCAATTGCGTGCAGAAACATTACCAATGAAAAAAGAAATAGCCGATAAAGCACAGGCAGCTCAACAAGGGATTGAAAACAAACATCAATTACTTGATTTAATTAAAAATGGAGATATTAATGATCCGACTGTTGCAGCATTAGCCGAAGCTTTACCACTGAATTTAGGTAAAAGATTGCTTTCAAACGATACTGTTCAATATAAAGCAGGACTTATTGAAGAATTTGGCGATTTGAAGAATTTATTTAAAGGCACTACCCGCGTTAAAGAAATTGAGCTTTTACAAGAAAAAATAGCTGATTTATATTTGACAGATGATCAAAAAGAAGCTGTTTTAAAATCTAGAATTAACGCCCTTCAAAGAGATGTTATTCTTGCTGAAGTTGCAGCAGATATGGAATCAGAAGGTGTAAATTATCCTCTTTTAACATATCAGCAAGAACTTAATAAGAGAGCAAAGCCAAAATTAGATGCTTTATTCAATCGGATTTTAGATGAACATAAAGCTGTATTTCAAGATGCTGAAAATAAAAAGAAAATCCCTTTAAATTTTAGTGATCCTGATGATAAAAGAATTGCTGAAGAACTTATCAAAGAAGCTGGTGGCGATAGAGCAAAAGCTAGAGAATTAGCCAAAAAGAAAGGTTATACATTCTAATGCCTGATATATTCGATCAAATTGATAATTCTGATACTGAAGTTGGTGGAAGTGATATTTTTGATCGTATTCCAATGCCTGAAGAATCATTTGGAAAGAATGCATTGCGTACAGCATTGCAAATTCCACAAGGTATAGCTGAAGGAACTAAAGCAGGTGTTGGAGCAGGATTATGGCATTTACTTGGACAAGGCGAAGTTAATGATCCTGTAGAGTTAGATAGAATCAGAGCAATATCAGAACGTGAAGGTATTCCATTTGATGAAGAAGCATACATGGAAGCTGGGCGAAGAGCTTTGGGTACAATTCCAACGGTTTCTAACATTGCTAGTAAGATTGAAGAGAAAACAGGTTTGCCATTAGAAGCTAAAACAAAAACTCAAAAAGCATTGCGACTTGGATCAACTGCAGCAAAATTTCAACCTGGATCAATATCTCAAAAAGCAACAGCCGGCGTTGTAGCACCTACAATTTCACAAGGATCACAGGCATTAGGATTACCTGAGCCATTTTCTGATTTGGCAGGATTAGCAGCAGGAGCCGGATCAGGAGCTATTACGCCAGCAGTTGATGTGACTTTAGGTAAAATTAAGCCATCTGGTATGAAGGCTAGACAATTTGAAAAAGTTACAGAACCAAGAGAAGTACCGAAAAGTAAAATTAATCAAATTAATAAAAAACTAGAAACTGATTTCAAGGAAATATCTGATAAAATCATTAAGGATAGTCCTGTAGGTGAAACTTTTGAAAACCTTAAGAATGATCCAACATTTAAGAATGAAAGTCGAGAATTGTTGAATCAAGCGCAAGTTGTTGCTGATTCTATGCCTGAACCTTTATTTACTTCAGCCATAAAAAAAGAATACGCTGATATCTCAGCCAAAAAAGTTAAAGGTATTTCTTTAAGTGAATATGATAAAAGTTATATGTCTTTTATGAAAGAAGCTATAAAAGATATAATTCCAGAGAAAACAACTTTTGGAGAACTTGTAGAGCAATACAGGAAGAATAATTCTTCTCTTAGTGAATATTTTGAGCCTGGATCTTCTAAAGCATTAAATAGAGCCAAGCGTGATGCGTTACTAGATCAAAATAGAGCTATAGCTAATATAGTAGAAAAATCTTCTCCCGAACTTTCTGAGATTTTTAAATCTGGGAATTCTCGGTGGACAAAAATAATGGATGCTGAAGCAGTAGATGCATTTGTTGATAAAATATTCTCAAAGAATGTGGATTATAAGAAAATTCATGATTTCTTTGATAAAGAAGGTTATGGATTTAAATTTAAGCGTGCTTTAGGAGAAAAAGGTTATAAAGATTTTCAAGTGTTAATGAAAGATATGCTCACTTCTGAAACTCCATATAAAATGCTCAAGGTAGCACAAACTAAAGGTTTTGGTGAATTGGCTGAAACAGCAGGCGCATTTATTCTTCACCCTACATTAGGTAAAGCAAAATTAGGATTTGAAGCAACTAAGAAGGGATATAAGGCATTAGTTAATGCAATGCTTGATAAACCTCAACTTGCTGTTACTTGGAAGCATGCTGTTGATGAATTAAAAGCTGGTGATTTTAAGGCTGCTGCCAAAGATTTTAAGGTTCTAGAGGCTGAAGTTGAAGTTTTACCAAAAGAAGAAGTTGCGCCAAAAGCAAAACCTGAAGGCGAAACTATAAATGTTAAATCTGAAAAAGTAGAGACACCTAAAGAAAAAGAAAAAATTTCAGAAGTTAAATTAGAAGAAGGTCGAGAATTTCGTGATCGCTTCATGCAAAAAGAAACAGGAAATGAAGTTAGGGATATTGAGGCAAAACGAAAAGAAACATTAAAGAAATTTAATGATAAAAATAAAGAATCAAAATTTACTACAAAGCATATTAAAAAATCTCGTGGGGATGGAGAGATAGATGTTCATGATATAGAAGGAAAAAGAATTGCTGGATTAGAATATTCAAAAAATCCTGAAGGAATTTATATTGAGCATGTTTATTCTGAAAAACCAGGTGGTGCAAAAAAAGCCTTAATTGATTTTGTTAAAATGTTTCCGGATAAAGATTTATTTATAACACCCATGACAGAAAAAGGTGCTAAGGCATTTGAAAATGAAATGGGAATTAAAATTCAGCCAAGAATTGTCAAAGGTGAAACTATACAGGAAACACTTAAACGACCAAGAGAAGATTATAAATTAACTGAATCTGATAAGAAAAAAATTCTTTCAGGTAAATAAATTAATCTCCCCATCCAAAAATACAACATCCAATAGCACATACCCAAAACAAAACAAATCCTATTGCGAAAATTACTGCTCCACTAATTATTAATGTATTCATATTATTTCATATTCCTTTATTTTGGTGCATCTGGCAATGGCTGCCAATGTGTTACATAAGTGTTTTTATATCTATTAAAATAGATTTCTCCATAAGGTGCCCAATTGCATTGATAGATTATATCAACTTTTTTACCATCAGTAGCAATAAAACAAATTATATCTTTAGGGATTTTATGAGTTTTTACATCTAACCAACCTTCAGGAAAACCTCTATATATTTTATCTTTTTGAAAAATATATACAGCTCCGCTAAAAAATATAGCTGCAACAGAATAAACTAATAACATCCAGCTTAAAGAATTGAAAAATTGATACATATTCTACCTATACCTATCCATCAACGATTCAACTTCATATTCAAGCTCATCTTCTGTCGGCTCTCGCTCGTATACTGTTACAAACATATTATACGCTTCACCTCTAATGTTACTGCATTCGTCGTGTAAATCTGTAAAACTCATTTATTTTTCCTTTTAAATATGTATCCATCGTTTCCTATGGACAATTTTTGTTACTGTTGGTTGATTTAAATTAAATATTTTTACCAATTCGCAGACTCGAGTTCCTTCTGCATACATTTTTCTTATTAGAAGAACGGTTTTATTGTCTAAAATTGACGATGCATTTAATTCTCCTTGTTGATTTTGTGTCCTTCCTCTTCCTTTTTGTTCTCTATCTTGTGAATTATCTTTTGCTGTTCCTAAAAATAAATGGCAAAGATTGAAACATTTTGGGTTGTCGCATGCATGACAAACAAGCATTCCATCAGGAATATCACCTAAAAGTAAATAATACATTAACCTGTGAACCTTCCAAGTTTTTTTAGACTTTTCAATGGTTAGAGTTGTTATACCATAATTGTTTTTGTCAAAAGGACCATCCCATTCAAAACAATTATTTAAATTAAATTTTCCTTTTTTTATCAATTCGAAAAGTTTTGTTTGTTCGTATTCAGATTTCATTGTTTTCTTTCATTTGTCTTTTAATATTTTCCTTTAAATCAAACATAATAATTCTTTCAATTTCAGTATGAGGAATTCTATAACTTGCCTTTTTATCAGAACCGAATTTAAATGCGCTGATTTTGCAGTTCTTTATAGATCGTCTCACGGTATTAGGATGAACTTGTAATTTTTCGGCAAATTCACTAATCGTATAAAAGTCTTTGATTTGTTCGTTTTTGTTCATATCTCAATCATACCATATGTTGTTATTTGTTGTGAAGTGAAATCACATAAAGTAATGATTAAATTAAAAGCTTGACCTTTATTTTGAATATGTTAAATTTGAATTTATTAACAAATTAAATTTACAATTGAGGTTTTTATGCCATTAGTATCAGGCGTGGGTGGTTTTGTAAGTGTTCCACAAGGTGCAGTAAGAGGAAATGGTGCTCCTCCAGCTTCATTTAAAGCGGAACTTGGCCAAATGTACTTTGATGTGTCTGTAAACCCTCCAGAATTATATATTTATAATGGTGTAGAATGGGATGCTGGCGGAGATACCGAAGCTACAACATCATCGTTTGGTAGTGTTCAGTTAGCAACACTTGCAGAGCTTCAAGGTGGTACTGCCCCAGCTGGTGCATATGTTCCAACTGCTAACGATGTGGCAACTGTTATTGCAGGCGTTGTAGCCGGAGCAATTTCGCCCTGGACTGAGACGGTTTCAGGGATTGGTCAACTGTCTACCGTGGCAGAGGCTCAAGCTGGAACTAATGACACAACCGCAATGACGCCTCTTAAAGTTGCAGCCGCTTTAGCTGGCGGTTTGCCTGTAACTGGTGGGGCTGGGTCATTTACTACATTGGCTGCTAGTGGGCTGTCCTCTCTTAGCGGATCAGCTACCATCTTAACCGCTGGCACAGCGCTTAATTTAGCTTCCGATGCAGATACAGCAGCCGTAAATATAGGTACTGGCGCTGCCGCAAGAACAATTACAATTGGTAACGTATCAGGTGCCACCGCTGTTGCTGTTAACACTGGTACCGGTCACTTTACTGTATCTACAACTGGTTCAGGCGATATTATCTTAAATTCCGATGATACTATGCTGCTTGATGCCGATGGCGTATTAGAATTAAACTCTTCTGCCGGTGTTATTGGAATTGGTAACGATGCTGATGCTCAAAATATTAATATAGGAACCGGGGCAGCACAAAGGGTTATTACAATTGGTAATAGTACTTCAGCTACTCAAGTTGTAGTTAATGGTGGTACAGCCGGGGTTTCTTTGGGTGCTAACGCAATTGCTCAACCAGTTGTTGTAGGTAACCAAACAGGAGCAAGTTCGCTTGTTCTGGATTCAGGTACTGGAGCGATGAACATCGGTACGACAATTGCCAAAACAATAACTCTTGGTAACGTAACTGGCGCAACAGCGGTGAATATTAACGTTGGGACAGGAAACTTTGCTCTTAATGGAGTAGCAGGATCTACTTATTCACTAGGAGCATCCACAACTACAGGTACTATTGTTATTGGCGGTACTGCACAGACAGGAACACTTACAGTTGGTTCTAGTTCAGGAACTAATATTGTTGCAGTAGGCGCAGGCGAAGGAGCCACCACAGTAAATATTGCTGGAGGAGCAACAAATGCTAAAGCAGTCAATATTGCAACGGGAGCCGTAGCAAACGTAGTAACAATTGGTACTGTGTCAGGTGCTGCCTCACTTTCTCTTCTTGTTGGTACAGGAAACTTTGCATTAAACGGTGCTGCTACTTCTACATACAACATTGGTGCTGCAACAACTTCTGGAACAATCACAATCGGAGGAACTGCCCAAACTGGGACGATGACACTTGGTTCATCTTCTGGTACAAATATTGTAGCGATTGGAGCAGGAACAGGAGCAACAACTGTTAATATAGCAGGAGGCGCGGGTTCAGCTAAGGCAGTAAATATTGCCACAGGAGCTGTTGCAAATGTTACTACAATCGGTACTGTTAGCGGCGCATCTTCTTTGTCGCTCCTGGTAGGTACAGGTAACTTTTCTTTAGATGGAGCTGCAACTTCTACTTATGCAGTAGGTGCAACTACAACTTCCGGTACAATTACAATAGGTGGTACGGCGCAAACTGGTACTTTGACAGTAGGAAGTTCATCCGGAACTAATATAGTAGCTGTTGGTGCTGGTGAAGGCGCAACAACTGTTAATATCGCCGGCGGTGCAACTAACGCTAAAGCAGTTAACATTGCTACAGGCGCGGTTGCAAACGTCGTGACGATTGGCTCGGTTTCTGGAGCCGCGTCGATGTCATTATTAGTAGGTACAGGTAACTTTGCGCTAAATGGCGCCGCTACTTCTACCTATACGATTGGTGCTGCGACAACTACAGGTACAATATCTATAGGAGGTACAGCGCAAACTGGCACAATGACAATTGCTGGTGGTACTGGTGCTCAAACAATCAATATTGCTAACTCAGGAACTGGCGTTAAGACAGTCAACATTGCTGGTACTGGTGCAGCTAATTTAGTGACAATTGGTTCTACGACTGGCGCAGCAGCAGTAACGCTTCAGGCTGGAACTGGGCTGATTACTATGGCTGGTAAAGTTGCTTTAAACTCTGCTGCTGGACCTCAAGTTCTTGGTGGAGCTGGTGATCCAAACGCATTAGTAACAGCTCCTCAAGGCTCTATATGGTTTCGTACTGATGGATCATCTACAAGTACACGTGCATATATTAATACAAATGCCGGCACTGCATGGACTGCAATAACAACGGTGGCTTAATATGTTAAAAAATTTAACGAAATTAGAAGTAGTGATTGAAAATAAAGTTTATCAATTTATTTGTGATCCTACTTCATCTACTACGCATTGCAATATGGCCTTATGTAAATTTATAAAGCATATTGGGAATATTGAAGATTCAGCTATGAAGCCTGATGAAAATCTAAATGATAATGAACCTCCTGAAGTGGTGGATTAATATGTCTATTAATAATAGTCAAAGGGCTGTTCCGGCAGACCAATTAATTGCTGCAATGACAGGGGCTAATACTCTTATAGGTACATTGAGTGAGTCTCCTGTCATTATAATTTTTGACAATCAAAGTACTTCTTCGGCTGTTATTTCAATTGATGCAGTCAGTTGGAAAACATTTACGGCAGGGGAGGCATTGGTATTGGATATGCGTGCAGCTCATGGAATGGCACCGAATTTTACTTTTGATGTTGGTACATCTTTCTTTGGGAATGGTGCAGCAACAGGAAGTTTTTCTATATCATACTTATATGCTAAAAACAGTTAGAGGTATATCTTGAGCCAAATATATAAGTCTTTAACTAGCGGGCCAGTTCCGCCTGCCGTGCCAACTAGCTTTGTAACTGACATAAATTCCCCTGCAATTCCAGTAGCTAACGTTCTTAATGTTCTAGGCAATGACACAACTGCCAATAATGTTAATGGAATTCAGACTGATGGAAGCTCAGGAAGCAATATATTAACGGTTCAACTTACTAATAGATTTCAAGGAGCCGTTACAACTGCTGGCGCTGTTACTTCTACATTAATTTCATTCACTCCAACAGTTATTGGAACATATGCCATAGAGTATCGTGTAGGTGCATATAATACGACCTCTCTTTTAGGTGCAGGTTATAGTGTTTTTGGCTCTGCACGTTTCGATGGTGTTAATTCTAATCTTTGTGGCACGGCTGATAGGATTGTTAATGAAGAAGGTACTATGACTTCTGCAAATATTACCTTTTCTGTTTCAGGAGCAAATATTGTCCTTAGTGCTAGTGGGTATCTAGGTCAATCTATTAATTGGTCAGCAGTTGGCCTATATACATTTGTGGGGGCATAATGAGCGGCTTTGAGAACGACGTCGTTTTCGCGAAAAACGCAGATTTTACTCAATCGGATAATCAATCACCTGCTGAGGCTAATGGATTATTTACCAATGGTCAATTATGGATAGGAAGGACTGCTGTTAATGCTGGTGGTACTCACATTGATGTAAATACACTAACTTCCGGCACAGGTATAACAATTACAAACGGGCCAGGAACAATTAATATTGCCTCTACAGCATCATTAACAGATTTGCATGTTGCAAGATTTATCGTAGCCTCTAGCACTTCAGGAACAGGCGCAAATTTTACTACAATTGCGTCGGCTATTACAGCAGCCGTAGCAACTGGAATCAATTCAACAATTTTCCTTCAACCTGGAACATATACAGAAAATTTTATATTGCCACCAAATATTAATCTATGCGCCTTTGATTGCGATGCCCTAACGCCAAATGTCACCATTTCAGGAACTGTGACAATGACAGCCGCAGGAACTTCATCTATTAGCGGTATCCGTCTTCAAACTAATAGCGCAGCATTACTAGCTATTACAGGAACACTTGCTTCTATTGTGAATTTGTCTAATTGCTATTTGAATTGTACAAATTCAACAGGAATTACATTTAGCACCAATAGCGCTTCCGCGCAAATAAATATTATAAATTGTAACGGTAATGTTGGCACTACTGGAATAGCTGTATTTGCTCATTCGAGTGCAGGAACATTAAATATTAGATTTAGCAATTTAACCAATTCTGGAGCCTCAACAACAGCTAATACATGCTCTGCCGGGGTACTTAATATAAGTAAAAGCAGTTTCAACACGCCATTGACAATGTCAAGTACTGCTGCATGTACTATTGACGATACACTCTTTGCTACAGCGGGAACAAATACAACAAGTGCCACACTTGATTCAGGTGGAATTCAATCGTTTAGATATTGCCGTTTTTCTTCTGGGAGTGCCTCAGCTGTATCAATTGGTGGAACAGCTGTTTTAGATATATGTGAAATTGATAGCACTAATACTAATGCGGTAACTGGAGCGGGGGTATTAACAGGAAATACACAAACATTTACAAATAGTTCTACGCTTGTTAATACTACAACACGTACGCCTCAAGTTTTTGGTTTGACGGGCCAGTTTACACCTACTGTTGCTTTAGGCACCCCTGGAACTTCATCTTTTACATACTCCCAACAAGTTGGACATTATAACATAATTGGATCATTAGTTTTTATTACAATTAGAATTGTATTGACCAATTTTACAGTTGGTACAGGATCAGGACAAGTGGCCATTGGAACTTTGCCATTTGCAGCAGCTGCAACATCAAATCAAAGCACTGCTCTTTCATGTGTTGTGCAAAACGTTACTTTTGGTGTTGGTGTAACTTATTATCAAGGACAAATTCAAGCTTCAGGAACAACTATAATAGTAGCCGGATCCGTTACCGCAGCAAACCAAGTAAATTTACAAGCTGCGGGATTAAGTAGTACATCTACCTTTCTGATCAGCGGTTGCTATTCCACTACTTAATCTTGATAAGAATCATTGATCAGAGCAAGGACTTTTAAATAAGCTTGTCTCTGACCATTCCAATAGCCATATTCATATATGGTCCATTGATCATCTTCAAAATCTGACATGACTAGTAAATCATAAATTGATTGTTCTTTCTCAAGATTTTTACATGCCTTGTTGGCTGTATTAAATTTAAATTTGCATAATTCTTTAACTTCATCAGAAAATGCAAAATTAAATGTTAAAAAAATAAACATTCCGCTAGCTAAAAATTTCTTCATATGTAAAATCCTGATTAAAATTTTACAGAGGTTATATCATGGCTAAGGGCAAAGAGCAACGAAAAGTTAAAAAGGTTTTGGGCGAATTCTCAAAAGGCGATCTTCATAGTGGAAGTAAAGAAGGGCCATTGGTTAAATCAAAACCTCAGGCTGTTGCAATTGCCTTATCTGAGACAAAAAAAGGCAAGAAATGATCAACTGGAACCGCTATTCCCTAGATCAAATTAGGCAAAAGTGGGAAGATTTCATTTTCGCTAGAAATTACCCATATAAAATTACTAAAAAATCTCTAGAAAAAAAGTACATAACTTGCCTAGAGCGCGAAACATTAATTGAACATTTATTAAATAGGTTGGAAAATGGACAAGGAAATTAAATCTGAGCAGAAAAAAATTAATAAGGGCATGGACAAGTTAGCTAAGATGGATGTTAAAAGAGACAAAGCTTGCGATGCTGGCATGAAAATGAAAAAGAAAAAATAACAATGGACGATCATTATGCGATATATATTAGTCTCGCTGCTTGTATCTTTAGCTTTCTATTTGGCCTCATGTTAGGCAATTTCAAAAGATAGATTTTCGGCATAGTGCCGCCGCGAGAGTTTTTTAGGCTAACTCTCGCGCGCTTTTATCTAACCTTTTCTTTAAATGTCCAACTTTCTCGCGTAGGCTCCATAGAGCACATAGTTTCAAAGTAGAATTCTTTCTCTTTCTCGATCATTGATTTTATATATGGTTCATTCCTGTAAACTATAGCAACAGCTAATGGCTCTGGGGCATCTGGATGATAGCTGGCGTAATATGCAACTGCAACCTCAGCGCAACACATTTGATGTTGCATTTGTGCATAATGACAAGGATCGATATTTTCATCTGAAACCTGTAAATGTTTCTGTAATTTCATACATTTAATTTCACAAATGCAAGCATGTCTTTTACATATTCCGTCTAATGAAGCACCCATCCAAGGATAATAGCTGCTTTCAATGACCATAGGCTCAAATTCTATATCTAATTGCTCGCATAATAGATCTCGAGCAATCGGTTCAAGCATTTGTCCGCGTAACATCGCTTGATTGACTGGCTCAGGCTCTATGAATCCCATTTTTTCCTGCCAAAGCTGGTGCATATCTTTGAAGTTGTTAAGTCCAAGGATAATGCCAGCATCGGTTGCCATTATATGCTTTTGTCTGTAGGAGAGCCATTGCGGACTCCCCTGCTCTAAATTAATTATTTTCATTTTTTTGCTCACTAATATTCATTTTCATTAAATATATAAAATCTTCAATTACAACATCTTTGTTTAAATCGTTTTCTTCACATAAGCATTTAATTACTAATGATAGAGCTTGTATTTTTTCGGCATGGTCTAAATTTCTATGCATCATAAATCCTTATTTTGAGAATTTAAATTTAAATCAAAAGAATTAATTGTACCTTTATATTTATCTGCCGGAATTTTATATAATTCAGTTTCATCTTTTAAACCAAAAAAATCAAAGAAATTACTTTTACACTTATTAGTTAACTTCGGCAGATAAGACGCGATAGTATCGATTTGCTCTTGATTTAATGCAAGATTATTTTCATGCTGAATATTATTCAATTTTTCGGTACATGTAGATTTATCTACCGATTTGGTAGGTATTGGTAGGTTATTGGTTTTTGGTTCAGACTTTTTTGGTTGCTCTTGCTTCCTCTCTGTTGTCTGTCCACGACCTACAGCAGTTTCCCCGTCATCGTCCTCCGTAACAACGCCAACCATTGCAGCAAGTGAATATCTTCTGAGGTAGGTCATCGCAGCACCAACGCCTTGAGAATCGTTTTTAGTGGGATTGATCAATATCGATGACTTAACCCATTGACCTGAACTATGAGCTAAAATAGTAACTAATATGTTTTTATCTCCAACTACATCCGTAGTTTGCATAACACAAAGTCCATGCTTACATAATACAGGTCTAGCGGCATCCCAAACAGAACCTAAATCAGCATATTTGCTTTTAAAGAACGGGTTAATGCTATCCTTGATGGCTGCTTGCATTTCGCCTTGTGCTTTTGATAGTGCCATAGCTAATTCGCTAATATTTTCTGATTGCATATCCATGTTTTTCCTTGCCTTTAAGTTGATATTTAGTATTATTCAGAAGAGTGAACGGGAGTGGTTACCCGGTCACCCTCCATTAGTCTTTTTTGTTATTGGAATTGGTATGAGCATTTCATAGGGCACGCCACAACACGTGTCCTATGTTTTTTCTTCATAATATTTCTTGTACATTTCTTTAGTTTTAACTTCATCTTTATATTGTAAAAATAATGCGTGGCAAATCCATTTCCAATTATCTGAACTTAAATGATTTTGTATCTCTAATATTTCTGTAATTTTATTGTTAAACTCTTCCATATGTCCTCATTGTTAAAAAAAATCCCCATCACTCAAACCCAAACTATCACTCGATAGCTGGGCATTATAATAATCATCGTATTTCTGCTGTCTTAAGGACTTAAATTCTTCTTCTGTTAAGAAATCTTCCATCGTTAGGTCAATATCTTCATCCATGTTAAATGTCGCTGTACATGGCAGATAATGAAGTTAAATCATTAGCATCGCGATACATTTGATGCGATAGCTGCTCAATGTATGCGCCAAATGCAGTAGGAAATATCTTAGGATTCATCGATAATCGCGCTAATTCATCGCTCATAACTTGCAAATTGTTAATTGCTTCTTGTGCTGTGTTCATGTAATCCCTCGTTAAGTTTAAATTTAGTCTTTCCATATATCACCTTTTTTTTGTTTTTGTCTACTGAAACACTAGTCTTGACATAAAACAGTCAAAATTGTTACGTTGTATATGGATTATATTAAACGAAAGCTAAAATTAAGTCAACCTAAAAAGGGAAAAAATTATGAAAATATCAGAATATTTTGATACGGTAGAAGGAAAAAGAATAAAAAAAGGAGCACTTTGCGAGGAAGTTGGAATTTCTTATGCTACCTTAAGTCATTTGCTTATAGATGAATACTTACCCAGCCTTACAACAGCCATAAGAATTGAGAAGTTTACTGGTGGTAAAGTAAGCGTTTATGACTGGTTACCCACCCAAGCCAACGATACCCAAGAAATACATCATCGGGACAGAAATAGCCAAAAGAAGGAAAAGCAAATAACAAAATAAAGGATCGTTCTTCCAAACACGTACAAACTCTTTTAAGCATGATCTCATTAGGAAAACCTTTACTTTATAGCCATTAAAATTTAAACAAGACAGGATGTCAAATGACTCGAAACATACATTTCAAAATATCATTAGTGTTGCATAAAAAAGGGAACACCTGTCTAAAGTGTTCCCTAAACGAGAATTCCTATGCGCCAATATAGTGGCATAGCATAGGAATTTTTAGCAATAGGCAACACTAGATTCTAGGAGGTTGCCTGTGACTATTTGCTGGAATTCAATTGGAAATGTGTCTATAGTGAAAATGAAAATGGCCCCGATTTGCCGTCGGAGCCATTTAGACATCGTGAGATGCAAGATAGATGAATGTAACCCTATCTTAGCATCTCATGCAATTAATTGCAATTTATTAATGGGGTGTTATGTCTAATTTTACTATTCAAGATCAAAATAACGATCATAAATACTTTACTTTACTACAAAACATATTATCTAGCATTGGTTTAACTGCTTTTGAACGTTCTGTTTATTGGGCATTAAAAGAATGTGCTGGTGAACATGGATCTTGCACTAAATCTTATGCAAAACTTGCAGTGATGGCAGGTCTTAGTATTCCATCCCTAAAACGAACATTAGAGACACTTTCAGAAAAAAACAAAATCCTTAAAAAACCATTAATTCAGATCATAAACCGACTTACTGAATATGGAGATCGTGACACTAATGAAATAGTTTTAGCATCATTATGGAATGATAATATGAAACATTTTCAAAAAGAAAATGGTCAGGTCACACAGAACTCACCTAAGGTCAGACAGACCCAACCTCAGGTCACACCGATCCAAGGGGTCAGATCACACAGACCTGAGGGTCAGGTCACACAGAGCTATAAAGAAGAACCCTTTAATAAGAACCCTTATGAAGAAGAACAACACACCCCAAAAGCCCCATTAAAGTTTGGTGCGTGTGTAGTTCTTTTTTCTTCTGATTATGAAAAATTCTGCCAAGACAATGGCAAAGTTAAAATCGATTTGCTTATCGAAGAGATGAACGATTATTGCTTAGCTCATGGAAAAACATACAAGGCCGAAGCTGGCTATGCTGCTGCTATGCGTAATTGGCTTAGAAGACGAAAACAAGATGCCCCATCAAAAAATACAAACACAGATCGTCGAACTCAAAACAAAGACGGATCTCCTATCGTAAGTCCTGCTGATGGGAGGTTTTAACATGGTTCAGATTAGCGAAATAGACGGAAAAACACCTGAACAAATGGAAAAAATTCTAGAATTCGCCAAAAATCCAAAAGGTTTTTTCCTAATGGCTGGCTCAAATGGCACAGGTAAAAGTTTTGTGGCGGAAGCAATTTACAATTCAATTCGTGTTCCTATTCATGAAATGGACTTAAAATTAATGATTTCTCAGACAGATTTAAATTTAAAATGGCAAAAACAACTCAAAGACTGGGGTGAAACGACATATTTATTAGATCAAATCATTTCAACTAAAATACTTGTTCTAGATGATATAGGAACAAGAACACCGACAGAAAGTTTCATGGATTTTTTATATGCTATTGCAGATAAACGATATAGTGATAAATTTAATTGTGGAACAATTATAACAACTAATTTAAATTCCCAAAACATGCGTTTAAAATTCGGAGATGCTTTCGTTAGCAGAGTAGCTTCTGGAGTATGTTTGAGAATGGATGGAAAAGATCGAAGATTTTTAGAATTTTAAGGAATTTATGAAAAATATCAAAATATTTACAAACGGTAAAGTAGCTACTTTAGAAAAGTCAATAAATGATTTTGTGTTAAAAATACCAGACAATTATGAAATTGACGATATAAAATTTACAACAAGTCAATCATGGGATGAAAGTTTTGAAAAAACAGATTATACATATTCAGCAATGATAATTTATTCGTAAAGGATTAAAAATGAGCAATATAGAGCTAGTAAAATTCGAAGAATATCCACATGATCAATATACAAAAGCTATTGCTGTTTTATGTGTGGATGGGAAATACAATATTTCTTATGGTAAAAAAGCTATGAAAGATGGTGGCACTTATTGGGCTAGTCCTAGCTTTGGCGTTTCCGATGGCAGCGGCAGCAAGGAATATTTCGAAGGATTTAGCATGGACTCTAAGAAAGAAGATCAGAAGTTCAAGGATTTCATCAAGCAATGCGAAGACAAGCTTCGAGGTAAGCAAACTGACTTGCCTAGGTCAGATGTGCCATTTATTCAAAGACCGCAAGAGGTGGCAGTAAACGAAGGTCTTCCGTTTTGATTTTAAGGGGTCGCCAATCGATCAGCGCGGTTTAACTGCAAAATCACCCAGGCGAGCCAAGCAAATCAAATTAGAGCCTTCTGTCGAGTTCGGCACATTTATCCAAGATAGGCAAATTTTGCTTGTCTTGGATCTAAAACTTGCCAATGAAGCTAATAGCTCCGAAGGATGGCGCGTTAAGCATGCGAGGCATAAGAAGCAGAAAAGGCAGATTTTCTTTGAAATGATCCCTATAAAGCACTTGATTAAATTGCCTTGCACTCTTAAGATTACCCGATTTGCGCCTAAGATGCTAGACCGACACGATAACCTGCCTTATTCTTCAAAATGGGTCAACGACCAGTTGTGCGCAGAGATTACAGGAGATTTGCGTCCGGGGCGAGCGGATGATCACGACGGTTTTGCATTCCAGTACGACCAAGTTAAGTCCAAAAAGTATTATGTTAAAATTGAAATAAGTTGGTGATATGGAATTTAAAAGAAAAGCTGCACAACAAAATATTGACCCTGATTATGTCAAAATGACTGGAGGAATTAGCGAAGAACTTATGGGGAAATCTGATATGGCAAAACAAAAATCAAGTTACTACTATTCTTTAGACGATATGATAAATATTTTCAAAGATCACTCGAAGCAAAATGAAAAGCAGATGAAAAAAGTCAAAAAAGATTTTCCAGACGTTGATTGGACAAAAGATCAATTTAATATTTCAAAGGCACTTTATTCGATTTGCCATGAGATCGATCAATTGAAAAATGGCGGAAATTACAAGTAAAATCATATCAAAAATGGCGGAAATTACAGGTAAAATTGTAGGCTGCTATTGGGCAGCTTGCTTTAGAATTGCACCTTATATGACGTACAAATATTTCTTTCTAAAATTGTAAGTCGTTCTTCCAATTCATTGATTTTCTTCGTTAACTCTCCATTTTTTGCGAACAAACTTTTTCTGACCTTGTTAGCAGATTCCTCGCACTTTTCCATTCGCGCCTTTAATATGCTGGTCTCGCTTTCCTCAAAAAAATCAAGCTGGTAAAGTATAGCCATATAATACATATTTTTCTTTTAAATTTACTAGTAAATTTAAATATGCTAAGATGTTGGCATTAAACAATCAAGGTTTTTTTACCGATGAAGACAAAACTTAGCTCAGAACAAATTATAATATATACAATTTGTGGCATACTTTTTATTTTAGGTACATTCTTTGCTATAAGAGGAAATGCTTGTGAATATTGGATGGAAGATAAATTTGTAATACTAAATAGTAGTCAGGCACGTACCTACAGAGATAAAAAGAACTATCATCAAGAGCAGGGTATTTTAGCTTTAGAGAGAGCACAGGAAAAGTTTTGGTGGTTGCCAAGGATTAACGATAGAGTTATGGCTAGATCTTGCTACACGTCTGTTTTAACTACTGTAACAGCTTCAACACCGCAAAGTAAGATAATGGCAGCTGTAGTAAATATGATGATAACGTATGGATTGTCTGCGATGGATGAATGGGATTATATAAACTATAATCTTGCTGAAGCAGAGCATCATTTTGAGCTTATGGAATTCTATAACGATGTTTTGAATAAGGCATAGTATGAAAATAGACCTGACTAAAGAAGAGTGGGAGTTTTTGAAAAATGAATTTGAAAATAATAAAAAATATATTTTAAACGGATTGTTAGAACGCGATGATGAAATGTTTTTATTGCTAAATCTGATTTTACAAAAACTCGGCAGCGAATGGGTTGATGGTGAATGCAATGCAACTTTACCTTGTGGATATGAAAATGGAAAAGAACCAAGATTTACTTATGACTAACTGCAAAGGTGAAGAATTAAATAGAAAAAAGAATCTTCTGCTTGCTAAATTAGCCTATAGGGATATCATGCATGTAATAAATGATTGGGAACAAAATAGCGGAATAAATATTAGGTTTAATTGGGATGAGTGCATTACTATAGATGATGAAAACTTCTCTTGTTGGAGTGAGGATGACTGACTGCAAAGGCCTTTTCGGAAAATGATAGGAAAAAAATGGCATCAATAAGAAAAAGAATTGCTTCTGGTTGTGTAAATATATCTTATCAAGTCCAGTTAAGAAGAAAAGGGCTTCCCTCCGTTACTATTAGTTTTGTCACTTATGAAGAAGCTTCTAAGTGGGTAGAAAATAATGAAGAAAATTATTTGAGAAATCCAGATTCATATTCTCATTTGAAATCTGATTATCGGGAATTAAGGAGACAGCGAGAATTTAAAAAGAAAAAAATGCAAGATTATATTCCCCGAAAAAAACCAAAAAATATATCTGAGGAATTAGAGGTTTTTCATGAATCCATGTAATAGCCTTTTCGGAAAGTGGTTTGGACATTGTTTTAAGAAATTTTTAATTAAAGAAAGTACCATCGGAAAAATAGGGCCTTGTTCCGTTGCTCAGGAATCAACAAAAATAATTATTGAAAATATGAATGACTATTATCAAATCAGATGCAAGCGCTGTGGGTGCAAGGCAGATGAATGAAGTTATAGTAACTTTTTACTATAAGTATATATAACTCACTATAAGTTGGTATAAATGCCCGATATTACTTTATGTAACGATGACAAATGTCATTTAAAAAATAAATGCTACAGATTTATGGCGATTCCCAGCAATCATAGGCAATCATATTTTTCGCAAACTCCTAGGATAGATTATGAGTGTGATTATTTTTGTCCAATTGAATCAGGTCAATCAATCAAGGATATAAATAATGCCGATGTATGACTATAAATGCCCGAAATGTAGAGAAATAACAGAAATTCCAAAGAGGATTGAAGATTGTTATATTTGTCCTGATTGTTTCAAATGCCAACAACCAACTTTTTTAATGGTATCCAAACCTTCTGGCATTCACTTCAAAGGCTCTGGATTTTACGAAACTGACTATAAGGGAAAGAATGGCTAAAAAAGACCTACAACAAGAAATTAACGAATTCCTAGAAGTATTTGATGTGAAAAGTTTAATTGATTTCCTTGAATGTTCTATTCCACTTACTGAACTATACGACGTAGAAGAGAATAAAGATTGGGTCGAGGATTATGTTGGCAAGGATCAAGCTTCAACTATACGAATGATTCGTACAGTTTACCTGATATCAAAATTAGCTGATGCTAGTGGTGGTAAATTAGCTACTGTTAAAGCTAAATTTGGCAGCTTATGGAAGCGGTTAGAAAAAATTCATGATGAAACTAAAGAGCAAAAAGATAATGATGATCTTGACAAATTAAATAAATAGGTTATAACTATCCTAAAAAGGATTATATATGACTTGCGCACCTTCTCATTTACTACCAGAAAGAAATCCTAGAGGAAGGCCAAGAGAACACGATCGCGATCAAATTGCCTTAGAATTAATTGAATGGGCTAAACAACCAGATAGTATTAATTTATGTAAGTTTTGCTGTACTCGAGAACCTCCTTTAAATCCTCGAAGAATTACAGATTGGGCAAAAGAATGTGATAATTTTCGGGGAGCGTATGACACTGCTAAGGCATTTTTAGGAGCAAGACGCGAAGAATGGTTGAACCAAGAACACCTCCACGTTAAAGCGTACGACCTAAATGCAACTACATATGACATATTCTTAAAAGAAGAAAAACAAGATCAGCAGAAGTTTGAGTCAAAGCTTAAAACTGAGGAAGCAGTCACTGTCGACGCTGCATTCAACGATAAGTTTGATAGATTTAACAAAGCCATTGAGATAGCTCAAGCATCATCTAAAGCTTTAAAGAGTTCTGAAATTAAAAGCAATGCTGACGCAAAATCATAATGTGTAATTGGGGCTAAAGCTGCATGTTGAGGTAGATTCTCAATGTTATTTATCATATCACTGAGCATACCTAGGAGTTCTTTCTTATCTGGTTTGTTTAGTGGTATGTCAAGCGGCTTTACATCTGATGACATTTCTTTTATTGTAACTACGATTTCGTTTCCTAAATCATCCACTCGTATGAAGTTAGACCAGTCTCTAGATCCACATTGCATTTTATTCCCTGCTGATACAGCAATTTCTCCGCATGTACATTCTACATAATCCTGATCGTGAAAACTTTCGATGATGTCATTGCAAAGCTTGCATTTAGCGCGATTTTTCATTAGGATGCCTCAAAACTATAGGTGAATATGGAAAATCTTCCTCTTGCTCCTAGGCAAGTAGAGTTCATTATTAACGCAACTGCTCATTGGAACTTAGCACATGGTTCGGTGCGTTCTGGTAAGACTGTCGGGTCATTATTTGCCTTTATGAATGCTGTAGAAACTTGTCCAGATAGCCAAATATTCATGGTTGGGCATAGTAGCGATACGATATTTCAGAATGCAATAAGATTATTACTTGAGAGCGAACAATTATCCATATATAAGCCATATTGCACTTGGTATAGTGGTAAGAGGCAACTAAAGTATAAAGATAAAACTATTCAGACATTAGGTGCTAAGGATGAAGGGGCTATTGGGCAATTCCAAGGTAAAACTTTTAGCTTATGTTATAATGATGAAATGACATTATATCCTGAGTCCATCATTGATATGATTGATACACGTTTAAGCAATCCCTGGAGCAAAGGTTTTGCCACTATGAACCCAGCACAGCCTACACATAAGATTAAAGAGTGGATAGATAAGGCTGAAGCTGGAGATCCTAATTATTATTCATTACATTTTACTTTGGATGATAACCCATATGTTGATGAAAGTTATAAGCAGCGTATTCGTAATTCTTTATCTGGTCTTTTCTATAAGCGTAATTACCTTGGCCTTTGGTGCTTGGCTGAGGGGGCAATCTTCGACTTCTTTGACAAGAAAATACATGTTCTCCCTAAGCCCCCTGCTGCTGCTGAATATTGGGTTGCTGGGATTGATTATGGGGTTAGCAATGCTTTTGCTTGCGTCTTGGTGGGAATAAATACAGGTATTGCAACGCAGACAGGTAAGCGATTATGGGTTGAGAAGGAATACTATTGGGATTGTAAGAAGACTGGTAGGCAGAAGATCAATAGTGAGTTTGCAGATGATATTCAAGCTTTCCTTGAGCCATACGCGGTCAAGAATATCTACATTGACCCAAGTGCATTATCAATGAAATTAGAGCTACAGCGTCGAGGTATGCACATTGTAGAGGCTAATAATGATGTATACAATGGCATTCAAGAGATGTGTACGCAAATGGGTAAAGGTAACTTGTATGTGCTAAAGGATTGCCCTAATTTGATTCGAGAGATTGAAGGATATGTCTGGGATAGTAAGAAGAGTGCACAAGGTGATGATTGTCCAGTCAAGAAAGCAGACCATGCAGTTGATGCATTGAGATATGTTATAGCTACTCATAAGGTTGCAGTTTATAGCCCATTTAAAAATGGCCATAATCCAGAAGACTATGGCCAAGGTAGATTTAATATAGGACCTAGGATGTTTTAGGCATCTTCAAGAAATTCTTTCATAGGATCAATTCTTAAATAGTATTCTTTTAGGAAATTAAAGAATTCCATATTTGAAGAGAAGTTTGATATCTTTGGTAATTTAATAGTTTTATGATCAAACTTTGACATAACTTCTTTAAAGTTATATTTATCATGTTTCATTAATTTTATATAAGCGTCAAAGAATTCGCTATTGCTGAAAAATGATTTAGGAGCAAGACTATAACTTATACATTTATCTAAAAATCGGCACACTTCATCAACTTCACGTCTGCGCTCTAATTCATTATTAAAAACAAATTCACCACTTCGAAAAATATTGCTAAGTCCTTTTCTTTCTGAAGGTCTTTTTGATAAAGGTAAAGCAGTGCATATATCAAGTTTGAAATCATCACAGAATTTTTTAAAGTTGATATATTCTTGGTTTCCTAATTTGCAATAGAATTCGCAGAATTGCGGTGTAGTCCATTTTGAAAGGCAATAACCAGTATCAACGATATCATTAATATGAAAATCATCAGCTATAATAAAGTAAATAGGAAGCTGCTTTTCAAGGGCTATAGTGAATCTGTGATTTCCATTTGTAATCTGATATCGATTCGATTCGTTAACCTCACCTTGAGGCTTTAAAACAGTTATAGGATATTCATGAAGAAGATTGTGTCTTTCTATAGACTCTCTAAGCCTATTTAGGTTTCTATCCTGTAGTTTGCGCTGTAAGTGGAAAGGTTCAAATAGCTTGTAATCAGTGGATGAAAATATTTTAGGTGGCTCTTTTGAAATATTTTTTGATTCGGATTGGTTTTGTTGTGGACTAGAAAGTTGATTTAAGGTATCATTTAGGCTATTTTCTGAAAATTCATTTTGTGATAAACAATTTGACATATGACCGTCCTTATGTGTTGCCATATAGTTGTTATCTTGCCAGAGCACTACTATATGGCATTTGTTTTTGTTAAAATTTTGTCTTTCGTAGATACGAAAGAACGCATTACGTATAATGTATTTTATTCATAATGGTAAAGGAATAAATTTGACCATCTCAAAAGACCTGCTGCATGAAATCCGCTGCTACTATATAATCTACAAACGATTGTCGATTCCGATGATGCAGAGGAAGTGGAAGCTTAGTTGGCAGGTGGCTAGTGAGATTGCTAAATATTTGAAGGCGAAATATTAATTTTTACGAGTTCCGTATCTCAACTGGAAGAGAGGCGGTATTATGGGGTAAAGCTCAGTTATGCAGGTTATGGGTTCAAATCCCATCGGAACTCACCTTGTTAATTATTATTTGAAGAGGCTTGGATGATTGATTTTATGGGAGAGTAAAATGAAACAAAATATAGAAAATATTAATGAACAAAAAAAAGAATTGGAATGCGACTTTTGTCAAGGAAATTGTAAATGTTTTCTAAGACAAAAAAACAATAATATCGAACATTTGATTATATCTAGAAGCGTTAAAAATGAAGTAATCGAGAATAAAGGACCTATAACTTTTATTAGTTAATTTTTAAGGTGAAATGTTAAACGGATTATCCCTCTTTACTGGAATAGGTGGCTTAGATGTGGCTTTATCTGACTGGGTACGACCAATCGCCTACTGCGAAATCGACCCCTACTGTCAAGGAGTCTTGCTCTCTAGACAGGCGACATGCGATATCGGAATTGCACCAATCTGGGATAATGTATCTACACTCTCTTGTGGACATTTCGACGTTGCAATTGACATCATCTATGGAGGATTTCCATGCCAAGGAATTAGCGTTGCAGGACTTGGAAAAGGCTTGGCGGACGAGAGAAGCGGACTATTCTTCGAGATTGTGCGTTTGGCCAAAGAAATCAAGCCCATTTTCATATTCCTTGAAAACGTGCCTGCCATCACTAGGCGTGGGGGTTTGGAAGTCGTTAGAATCCTTGCCGAAATGGGGTATGATTGTAGATGGTGTGTTATTTCCGCTGCAAGCGTTGGAGCGTTACACCGTCGCGAGAGATGGTTCTTATTGGCTCACGCCAAGCACAATGGAGCATCTACCAGTGAGAACAGGGGAAGCGTTAAAGAAAAGCATGTGTCGGGGATCGACGAGCAAAAGAAAGACAGCAGGTCGACTCAACGAACAAGTTGCTTATCCACAGATGTGGCCGACACCAGCAGCGAGGGATTGGAAGGACAACGGCAAATCTCCTTCGGAAATGAAAAGGAAAAGCCCATCACTTCCAGCAATTGCCATCCGTTTGAATCCAGAGAGCATTGGCAAAAAACTGTGTCCAAAATGGATAAGTGTTCTCATGGGTTACCCTTCCATGTGGACAAAATTAGAGCCCTGGGCAATAGCGTATGTCCTCAGCAAGCGAAAGAAGCGTTCAAAATCTTAATGGGTTTAAACTAATGATTGAGCTTACTATAACTCAATATACTACAATAATTATTTTATCGAGTTTTTTGTTAGGATTAGTGATCGCTTTTCTAGCTATAAATGCTTTTCAGGAATGGTAATGTTAAAACTATATAATCTTTGGATTTATATGTTGATAAAATTAAAGGATGAAATATGAGAAATAGAGAATGGTTAAAACATGCGATTGATACTACACAAAGAATTAAGGAATTAAAACAATGTAGTCCTCTAGGATATTATACAAGCCCAGAGGAATATATGGAAATTCTTGAGGATTTTACAAAGTTAATATTTCCACTAAATCAAGTTTCTGATGAAGCAGCGAATCAATTCCATGAAACAGAGAAAAGCTTTGAAAGATTCAAAAATAATCTATGTAAACATTGTGATATTTTATTGAAAGAATATGAGAAAGTTAAGGTTGATGAATAAACTATATAATATTTCAACTATTAACTTGGTAAAATTAAAATACCCTATCTGTAATTAACTACAGGGCACAATTAATTAAATAAAGCAACATAATAAACATTATCAGACGTGATATATGAAAAGAAAATCAGATGAGTATTATAAAGAACTATCATATGTAGATGAGCAGCAATGGCAAGCTATTAATGAAGATCTTACTAAGATGCGAAAAGAAATATTTGAACTTTATAGAAATGAACTTTCTGCTAAATATTCAGAAAAAGAAATACATATGGCACTAGCTTATTTTCTATGTACTCCTAGCATTACAATTTATTCAACACCATCTTATTTTCATATTCTGATTTGTTGTGAGTCAGCAAGAGAAAATTTAAAATAATCAGGTTATCCGCGGTACAATATGTCAATAAAATCAGAAAAACCTATGATCTATGAATGCGACAAATGCAAATGCGAGATATTTGGAGGGTTTAACCCCACGGGATTTAGTTTTGATCATGGAGGTTTTAAAGGCGAATTATGCCGTCCATGTTATGAGGATTATTGGGCTCAATTTAATAAAATAGAAAAACAATTTGTTGCTAATTTTTTTGCAGGTTAGCCGCGGTACAGCATGTACACAAGTAAAAGCGAATTCTATCATTTTGGCATATTGCCACAAGCTACTAAAAATATTTACGGACGGTAAAGTTTAATCGGTGCTTACAATCACAAGATTTAATTAAATCTCCTTCGCCTATTGACCTAGCCCCACAAATATGGCATTCATATCTCCATTTTTCAGGTTTAAAAAGAGATTCAAGTTCAGGCATAGAACTATCTAATAAATTTGGGTTGCTAAATTCTTTAATTTCTTCATCCATTTTCCTTATCCTTATCTAAATTATAAACTTTTATCAAAGCATTTTTAAATCGATCCCATGCAGGTGTTTTAATGTTTTCTGAAAAATATGGATTTTTTTCTATTAATTTAGGCTCAGGGGATTTCATTTCTTCATCCATTTTTTTACTTCATTTCAAAATACATGTGCTTAACAAAGACAGCATCGACTTTCTCATATGCCGTTCTCACCCATTGGAATTCATATGTATTAGTTTTTTTTGATCTGTTTATTTTATATACCCAATATTTTCTTGCTAGCCAGTCGATAGGCACTTCTTCGATATGATCCCATCCTTTATCATCGGTAAGATGGATCACAGTCTTTATAATTCTTATTCCTTCAACTCCATCCATCTCTCTTTAATCTCTCTGTGATTGCCATAATAAAGATTTTATTGTAACGTATCATTTTACAATATTTACTTCTTTGGGAGGCTTCTATTTCTCTTAATTTAGCACCCTTTAATAATAACATAGAGCCGAATGCGGGCAATATACGACAGTTCATGGATAACTTATACAGTAAGTTTATGCCTATCGAACAAGCACGTTGGAACCAAGCGAACATTGATACTCTTTTCTATGCCGGAAATCAATCTTTCATCAATAGAAATTTCGCATTCTCACCGGGCATAACAACGCAACAATATTACTTTAACTTATGTCAGCAGCCTGTAAATATGGTAACAGGATATCAGAGGCAGCATAGGAAATCAATAACATATCAGGCAGCAGATGGCGCAGATCCACAGACTACGGATCAATATACGCGATTGATTATGAATGTAGCGCAGAAGGAAGGCCTTCATGAGCAATATTCTAAGTCGTGTGAGTTAGCTGCTATTGCTGGTATGAATCTTATGCAACCTTATCTTGATTATACTGGAGATGACCCAGCTCAAGGACAATTAAAAATAAAAGTATGGGAATATAACTCGTTTCTCGTTGATCCGTTCTTTAGGCAGCCTGATATGAGTGACGCTCAGTTTGTGTGGTGTCAGGAATATATCAGCAAGCAGGAGGCGGAAGCCAGATTCCCTGATAAAACACAATCGATTCGTCCAATGGCAGGAACTCCACAGCGTTATGGTAGTTTCTATTTCTTGCCTGAAAACTATAATATGAATCGTAATGATTTAATGGTTATGAGTTATGTTTGGTATAAATGGCGGAAAAAAAGAAAGCGATTATATAGCTGTAAGAGGAATCAATTCTTTGATTATGCTGGTGGCGATGGGCAACTAGAACAGATTCTATATAGCATTGACGATATGGAAGAAGTATTGGTTGAATCTCCATGCTGGAAATTATGCGCTGTTTTAAATGATCAATTAATGTTTCAAGGTGATAATCCTCTGTGGAATGGTCCAGAATGCCCTTTTATTCCTAACTTTTGGAATTATGACCCACATATTCAACAGTATGAACTTAGATCACGATCGTTGATCTTTCCTATGCGGTCACCCCAATTCCTTTTCAATTATAAAGTAATAACTAATAACGATATCGCTGCTGCCACTATTAACGCGGGATGGAAGCGCAAGATCGGGGCTGTTGCCAATGAAGACAATCTTAAGAAGGCTGGTCAAGGTTGGGATGTAATTATTAATGAAGGTTATGAGCTAACAGATTGCGAGAAGATCATTCCTAGTGCCGTTCCCGAGAGTGATTTGGCATTAGCTGAACAGATGAGCAGCTTAATATTTAAGACTAGTGGGATTGACCTGGAGAATTGGGCAGGTCAACAGGATAAGCAGGTTTCTAGTTTGACATTATTGATGAAGCAGGCAGCTAATTTGTTGCCATTTCAGAAGTATTTTGATCAGTGGGACATGGCTTTGAAACTTGTAGGTGAGCGATTGCTTCAGGTAGCACTTAATAATTGGAGTGCGGAAAAAGTGGCCTTAATGATTGGTGAAGAGCCTAGCCCGCATTTCTTTAGTAAGATATTTGCTAAATATCAGACTGTAGTTGAGGAAGGATTGCTGACAGCTACGCAGAAGAACATTCAGGCTCAGCAGATGTTAGATATTAACACAACATTTGGAAGGGAAGTAATTCCTGCTTCTATGATCATCAAGGATATGAATATCCAAGGTAAAGCTGAGATTATGCAATATCTTCAGCAGCAAGAGCAACAGGCTTCAGCAGTTCAGGCTGAACAAACGAATATTCAGCATGCTTTTGAAGAAATGAAGATGAAAGAATTGATGGCGAAAATTCACAATCAATTAAGCCAGGCGAGAGAACGAGATGCACGCGCAGAAAGTAATGTGGGATTATTTGAGGAAAGGATGTCAATGATATCTAAGAATCACGCGCTAGCAACTAAAGAAAAAATGGCTGCACTTGCTCAATTGCTAGAAACTATACAGAAGTTTGGCGAAGTTGAGACATTCCTTAAGTCAAATGATTTAGATTCAATTAAATTAGATGAAGAAGAAGTTGAGAAAGAATCACGTGCTAGTGTAGAACGTAGTGAAGCATCAAAGAAATTCCTTGAACAAATAATGAGTTCAGGTACAATGAATAATCAACAACAACAAGAGCCGCAAATGGCTCAAATGGGGTAATATGGCAGGCGGACAAAAGATCGACGATCATTCATTCTGGGCAGGCTCTAAGGGATCAGCTTCAGTATTTCCAGATGGTCCACATAAGGTAAAGATGGAATCTTCGGCTACTGGTGCAGGCGAAGTCATGGACTATCAAGATAAAACTGATAAGATCAAAAAATCTCAGGTTGATAGCGTTAAGCAAGTAAAGTCCCATCAAGGTAGACTTCCTGAATGGCGTAATTAATTATTATGTTGCTTGGTGTTATGAAGCATAGCTTTGCCGAATTTAGCTGCGCAGCGGAGCAAAGAAGGGTAAGTTTAAATCTTACATGCAACCCATATTAATAAGGAAACTCAATGAAAAGCACAAAGACAGTCCAGTCTTACAAGAATACTGCTGCTGAAACCAATAGATCTAGTCTAAAGCACGCTAATCGCGAGTTTGCTGATCCTATTCGCATTAAAGAGCAGAATCCTAAAGATAAGCCTATGGATAGCGTTAAATCTCCTTGGGATTTCCGTTGCCCTCAGTATGACCAAAGAAGCAGTAACTTTGTCAATGCAGGCACGCATTATGGTGTTGGACATAAACAACCTGTAGGCCATAAGGGTGATCCTGTTCAAGTTGTGGATGTATTGCCACAGACAAGAAAGAATACATTGCAGGATGATGATTTAGGTTAATATCAATGATAATTCAAGAAACTTTTTATACAATTAGTGAATTCGAATTGCAATATTTGTGTCAAAGGATTGCTATTATGCAATCTGCCAATGGTTATAGCGACATTGAATTTGCAGTTCAATATAATGATTTAATTAAATTTTTAATTGATAAGAAAAAAATAGGTTCTTTTGAATATTCTAGAAAATTGTTAAAAGAATGAAGAAGATCAAACCAAATAAACCAGCCCGTTCATCGAATGGTAGCAATAGCATGGTTAACCATTTTGGATCAGGTATAAAGAATCCTGTCGGAACCATTCGAGACGTTATGGGCATTACTAATGTCAAAGCTAAGAATCTTGGCAAACCTCCGAAAAGTCTTGCGTAGTTTTCTTGTGAAGTGCATTCATTAATTTATCTTGATCCATTTCCGAAGCAACTTTAATATAAATATTTTTACATTGTTCATCTGATAAATCATCTGCAAATGGCTTTTCTAATTCAATGCGATGTTTTTCAAATTGATCAATGCTCCAAATTACTAAATCATTCTGTGTAACATTTCCCTTCTTAAATTGTGCCCATTGTTCTCGTGGTGGTATCATCCAGCACATTTCTATATTATCACTCTTTGACTGTGCTCGAAATAGATAAGAGTTTGTTTGGGCTTTTGGCTTAGTTAAACGGGGCTGCCAAATCATTCTTTTATTAACGCCATCCTCAGCAGTCCTTGGATGAGCAAATATGTATATGTATGGAGAATATTCTTGTAACCCAAGTGACAGGGGATTTTTCAACATACAATCTTGAGCACCTTGTGCAACATTTAGCGCTTGGTCTTTGTGAAGGTGTAGTAGGCGATCGTGTGTTTCAAGGCGATTAAGTTTCATCTTTTACCTCTTTAGTATACCAATAGTCCCAATTTACAAAATAACCTTTACATTCTTCATCTATATAAAGTTTTAGTATCCCTTCGTCTATTCTCCAAATGTTGGAATATATTTCTAAAATATCGCTACCACTTTTAACACACATTATTTTCATTTTCTTTCTCTAGTTTTTCGATTGAGGAGACGATTTTTTCAATAAGAATTTCAAGTCCACCATTATTAATGGTTATGCCTTTGGTAAGTTCCATAACTTCTCTTAATGTCATATTTTCAATGTTTATTTCATTGCGTTTTTTTGATTCCATATAATTTTTATAAGCTTGATAAAGCGACATATATTGCCAATAATTAAATATTTATGTTTAATGTAAAAAAATCCAACCGCAGTCCTGCGTTAAGGGCAGAAGGATACATTCTATGTCAGTTTCAACACAAGAAAATCAAGCACAAAATGATAAGCCAAGCGATAAAGAGCTTAACTTCCGCGCACTAGAAGCGAAATACCAACGACAAGTTGAACAAGAACGTAATGCCAGGCTTGAGGCTGAGAAGAAAAATGAAGAATTACAAGCTTATCGCCAAGCACAGTCAAAAGATGATGATGATGATATCAGTAGCGAGCCATATATTGACGAGAAAAGACTTGCTAAAAAGATGAATAAGTTCGGTCAAGCTACTCAGACAGAAATTAATAAGGCTATGGAGCAGGCTAAATATGCTGCTAAGGAAGAGTTAAAGCAGGAAATGTGGCTAGATAACAATCCTGATTTCTATGATACATTGCAATTGGCCGAGAAATTCGCTCAGGAAGCCCCAGAATTAGCTAAAACTATATTAAGGATGCCTGAGGGGTTTGAGCGTCAAAAGCTCGTCTATCAGAATATAAAGCAACTTGGCATTGATAAGCCTAAGCAAAAAGAGGCAAGCATTCAGGATAAGATCGATGCTAATCGTAGGTCGCCATATTACCAGCCTAGTGGTGTAGGTACTTCGCCATATCAGTCGCAAAGTGACTTTAGCCCTAGTGGTCAGAAGCAAGCATATGCAAAGATGCAGGAACTTAAAGCGAGGCTTAGTATTTAATGAATTTAGATTGGATTGAATCAGAAAAAGAACTTCCTCAAGAGGATGGAACTTATGAAATATGCAATCATCCTGAAGCAGAAAATGACGGTATTCGTAGAGAAATGACAGCAACAGCGTATTATGATGGTTATGGTTTTCAATATTTAGGAATATACAGAAATCCTAAATATTGGAGAGACTATAAAAGATTAGAAAGAAAATATGGAAAACAGGTGAGTTAATGCTTGAAGCTTACAGAAGATATATTACTTTCCATTCAAAAGAAGATAATCCAAAAAGTGGAATGGTTTATTCAGTTGGAGAAGATGTTAAAGGTATTTCCGCTGGAGATATAATATTTCATTTCGATTATGCACCATTATGTATAGATGAAGATCTAGGTTACTTTGCAGTAAATCTAGAGCATGTTGTAGCTGTAGAAAAAAACATAAATAAAATGTAAAACTGCTTTACACGACGCGGTATTGTGTCAATTAAAATTTGACTTAATACTGCGTCGTAAATATATTGAAATTACGTCAGTCCTACGTCATGGACAATTCGCGTTAGAAAGCATCGCACCTTTCATCTGGATATGATCGAGAATAGATGTAGTTAGGTTCGTCTACCGATCTTCATATCAAAAATTAACCTCATGTTTTGAGGTCTCTAATGTCGATCGCGACTACTGGCAATTTAGGGCCAATGATCTTGCAATCGCTCGCGCCTGCAATGTTATATGTTCCTACGCCAACAATGAATTACATTACTGTTTGTGACAAAGTAAGTATGCCAGCTAATGGCGGTACTACAATGCGTTTTATGCGCCCACGTGCGCTACAGCCACCTACTGTACAATTAGGAAATTCTGGTATTGATCCACCAGCCCAAGTGCCTCAAAGAGATATCATTGATGCACAAATGGCATTTTTCGGTATAATTGCCAGTGCCGAAAATGAACCCGATTATGCTTATAGACTGGCTGCATAATCAACGAGCAAGTGATACTTCAAGATCAAGAGGGTGTTTTGGCTTGGGTGTCAGATAGGCTCGCCGTCGCAATGAGACAAGCGGAAGATTTAATTTTAAGAGATTATATTGTTTCTGCTGCGTCACAAATCAATGCTGGCGGAGGTTCCAACGGTAGAGTTGTTGCCGTTGTAAAATCAGACCTAATCGACTTGGAACTCTGACCACGTAATGGTGAAGACAACAAGGCGGAACCCGAAAGGGACCGTGAACGACTAAAGCGGTCAGACACCGAAAGGTGAAGCGATAGTCTAATCTCATAGGAAACTATGAGAGGTGGCAGAAATGACCACCCGCTTAAGTGTTTTAAATACCTTTACGATTAAGATCATGAACTTTATGAAAAAGCTTATCTCTAACTTCAAGAATAGTAGCGTAGAATTCTTTAAATTTTGGAGAATTTCTGCTTATATTTCCAGTCAAGGGTACGGTTGTTTCAAAAAAATTCATGAGTTCTACACAAACAGGTTTTTTGTGTTTGAGATAAGGAAGAATTCTTGGAAGAATATCCCCGAGAGATTTACTAGAAAGACGCCATGTCAAGAAATCTCTATGATTGATATCTTTGGATCTACGTTCAACAAAATGAACTTGGCCTCCAAATCTTTCCATAAGCCATTTAAAAATAGGAAATTTGGTGTTTCCACATTGAAGAAGAATTTTGTAAATAAAATTATCCCTGTTTTTTTGAGTGTATCTAAATATTCCAAGAGAACATTCGGCATCAATGAGGCCAGAGAGATAAACAAAATCCAATTCATTGGGAACAATTGTCAAAATATGCTCACTCAGAGATGCTTTGTCAGTTTTTTTTATCAAATTTCTTTCATTTTTAACTTTCTTAAGTTGATTCATCAAAATATCTTTTTCAATAGGACAAGAAGATTTAATAAATTTGCAGTAAATTTCTGCTTCTTCTCGTTTTTCAATGAGAAAAGGAAGAATTTGTTGCACAAATTTAATAGATTTTTTGCCTCTGATAATAAAATGATGTTGAGGTTTCCATTTAGAAGACCTTGTTCCATTGTCTGCAATCCTTCGCACTCCTGGAAAAGTCTTTATAAGAAACTCAATTATATTTGTATCAGTAGAAGAGATGATGAAAGAACATGCGTATTTAGCTGTTCCAGTGGTTTTTCGGATGGTTTTTCTTATATGAAAACACCCGTCTCCATCTGTATAACCAGCTACATAAGTTAAGGTATTTTGATTTATCATGTGAATAGTATCACAGGATAAGGCATTTAAGTCAACAAGTAATAGTATGTTCAATCCTACGAATTTAGGTGTTAGTGACTTTAGTTTAGTTGCTACTACACTAGATACTAATAATGCGTATAAGTTCATGACAGGTATTGAAGGCATGGACAGATTTGGGACCGGTCCTGTACGAAGTGCGTATTTTATGCTTTCGTCAACTGAGCTACAAAGCGATTTTGATGGCCTAGTAGGCTCTGGCTTCCTCTCACAGTGGAATTATCCTACTAATGCTTCTGCGTTGCCCAGCGAATATGGCTCAGTGTATAACATTCGTGTTCTCACTAGCTCTGAAGCACCAGTTGCAAGAAATGCTGCTATTAATAACGTTGGTGTTCTTAACGACGTTTATTACAATACCGTACTAGGTAAACAAGCGATTACGCATATTAATCAGAATGGCTTTAGCATGAATCTGATCTATCGTGATCCTTACTATTCTGGAATGCTTGCACAGAATGCGACTTTGGCAGTTAAATTTGCTCAAGCGCAAGCTATTACGCAAGATACAGCTATAAGAAATGTTCTCTCAACTCGCAACAGTGCATTGGGGGTATAAAATGGCTGAATATTCTAAAATAGCAAGAGGTAGCTTTACATCTACAGGTATGGCAGAAATTATACAATTGCCATTTAAGCCACAGTACGTAAAGTTTGTAAACTATACTAATTCTTTTACAGCAGCGGCAGCAAGCCAGGTTGTATCGGCAGAATGGTTTTCAAGCATGGGCCAAGGCTTTGCACTACAAGATGTATACGACGCAACACCAGATTTAATTTCTGATGCCGTTATTACTGGTGGTATTAGCACATTTGAAGCTGGACAAATGCTTCAATTTGGGGCAACTAAAGTTGTTGGTGGAATTACAAAGGCAGCAGCTGCTGTTGTTACAGTCACAGCTCACGGTTATAAATCGGGTGATGTGGTAATTTTAGAAGGATTATTTGAGACTACTACTACAGGTATGCCTCAAATCAATGGTATTCCTTTTACTGTAACAGTAATCGATGCTAATAGTTTTTCAATTCCTTGGAACACAAACCAAAGTAATTATACAGCTATTACAGGTGGCGCAACTGGAACCCCTAGGGTTAAGCAAGTTCTTTACCCTTATATCTACTTTCCAGGCACAACTTTTATTAGTGCTATTACATTGGGGACTACAACTACTATTGATACAACAGATGCACATAATTTTGTTGTAGGTCAAGAAGTAGCGTTCCGTATTCCATCGCAATGGGGAACAGTAGAGTTAAATTCATTACCTAACGTTCTCATTCCTGGATCTCCGATCTATGCGTATGTGATCGCGGTAACGGATTATAATACTGTTGTTGTTAACTTTGATTCATCGGCTTATACAGCATTCAATAGTAATCAAACTGTGGCGAGTGTCCCTGGACTCTCATATCCTCAGATTGTAGCTGTTGGTGATGTAAATACTGGTGGAGTACAAGTTTCGGCTAATTCCAAACTGTATCCTCCTCCTTATTTTGTGCCTATTGGTACAACTAGAGTTAACACTATCAATGGCCCTGCAATCCAAGGTGCGTTTGTAAACAATACAAGCCAAGGATTCATTATAGGTGCTGGTGCTGGTGTTAATGTGACGGATTCAGTACTTGTTGGTGCTGAAGGTGATGTAATTCACTGGTTGGCAATCTATCCAGATATGTCAATTCCATAAATAAAGGTTTAACTTGTCTTGCAATTAAACTTTTATTAATACATCTTAGGGAGAGGATAAAATCTCTCCCTAGGTGTGTATGACATCATTCGGTTCCGTAATATCTTTTCCGACTCCTGCGTATAGCAACGTTGCTATTGAATCTGATTTTTATGAACCCAGTCGTTTTGTTATTTCAAATATTACTTTGGGTCAAACTACTATTGTTACAACAAGTTTAAATAATAATTATGTAATCGGTCAGGAAGTCAGATTGATTATTCCGGCTGCATTTGGCTGCTATCAATTGAATGCATTATCAGGTTATGTATTGTCATTACCAGCAGCTAATCAGGTAGAAATTTCAATTAATTCCTCTAGGAATGTCGATGCTTATATATCCGCTATATCGACTCAATCGCCTCAAATTTTAGCAATAGGCGATATAAATACAGGTACGAATAATTCTCATGGCAGGATATCAAATATTACTTATATACCTGGTTCTTTTATTAACATTTCACCTCAGTAGGTATCACATGACAGAAAAACTCACTCAAAAGACAGTAGATAAAGAATTAGAAAAAGCTACAAAACAATTTGATGCGTTTGATCAGAACATCAAGGATATGACGCTTGATAGAATGAATATGGCTCCTAAGCTTGAAACTGAGCCTCAGACACAAATATCACAGGCCGACCGGGCGAAGATGAAAGATATTTATCTCAAGCCTGATCGTTCTATAAGTTCAAAGGAGAAATTCAATGAAAATTATAGAAAAGAGTATGAGCATGATAAAGAATATGTATGCTTCGAGGCAGAGCATAAAGAAATTATTGGCGAAACCATTGACATGTGGACTAAACCATATGCGGGTATGCCTGCGGAATATTGGAGAGTTCCTACGAATAAACCGATATGGGGACCGAGATATTTAGCAGAACAGATTAAACGATGCAATTATCACAGATTTACAATGCAAAATACTGTTCAAGGTGCTGATGGAATGGGGCAATATTATGGTGCTATGGCTGTAGATACTACTGTTCAAAGGCTTGATGCGCGAAAGGCTAATACTAATGTGTCTGTTTTTATGGGTTCAAGGAATTTTTAATATAAATTGTAAAGCGGTTTTACATGAATTTGCTTCAGGATGTTATTACATATGTGCGTAGAATAATAAAAAGTCCTTCGAACACGGATATAAGCGATATTTTGATTATTGACTATATCAATAGATTTTATCTTATGGATATGGACGCACGGATGCAGTTGTTTGATTTTAAGACTAAATATCAATTTCAAACTGAGCCCGGAGTCGATCAATATAATATGCCCTTG